TCATCGGCTGAACACCACAGATGTCATATGCGATTAAGTTAGGTACAGCACGTCTTACCAATGAAATAAGGATAGGATCGTAACCAGCAACAGGACCGCCTGGAGTAGCACCACCGCCAAATCCGCCAGTTCCGGCGTCGTTAGCAGGTGCTTCTGAAAGAAGGCTAGTCATGTTAGCAGATAAGTCACCTGATTCCATGAGTGCTTTTTCTGTATTCTCTAAGACAGTAGCTGTAACTGCTTTCTTATGAGAATCAGTAATTGGTGAAAAAGAGTCATGCGCTAAGATTGGCTCCCACTTTTCCACTAGTCTTGTATAGTTATCCATTTTGGATCTCCTCTAAGTTAAATTTAATTTAAAAAACCAAATTCAATTATTCTTATTTTCTAGTGTTGAAAGCTTCAACAAGAGCATTAATAGAGGTGTGCTCAGAAGCTGGTTTAGTTACTTCCTGTTCCTCTAGAATAATTTCATCATTCTCTTCCTGGACGTCATGTTTTTCAACAATCGGCTTATCACTGAAGAATGATTCCTTAATTACTTGAAGATTTTCTGCGTATGCATCAAGATCTTCAATATCAAGCTTTTCAGACAAAACTTTCAAACGCTCTACCTGATTCTCAGATAAACCTTCTGCAAGTTCGTCAAATTTTTGTCCTGCCTTAAAAGTAGCAATTTCTTTTTGTAAGTCGATATTCTCGTTTACTAAATCGTTTGCTTTACCTTCTAATTCAGAAACTGTTGTTTCTAAGTTTGCGACAACGTCAACTGATTCTTCATCAACTGATACGTTGTGCTCTACGAATAAGTTCTTTAGACCTGACATCAATGATTCAGCCATTTCAACCTTAATTCCGGATTCAATTGCTATTTCATTTTCAGACATCCACTCAGAGACTACGTAATCTAAATACTTATCAACATTTTCAGTAATTGTTTCTAATTTCTCAGCAACAGTTTCTTCCAATGTTTCATCTAAAGATTTTGTCAACTCTTCGCGAATTGTTTCAGTCTGCTTTGCGACTTCTTCGTTTAAAGCGGCTTCAAATACTAAAGATATTTTAGATTTGAAATCTTCTGATAAATCTTCGCCTTCGATGATTGACTCAATTGAAGATTCAACAACTACTTCTTCTACTGTTTCAACTTCAGCATCGGCTTCTGTTTCTTCAGCAGTAGGAACTGGCTTACCTGCATCACCTTGGTCAGGTGTTACTTTCTTAGCATCAGCAGCGCCTTTCGGCTCATCAGTAGCAGTCTTCTTCAGCTTGTCCTTTTTACCTTCACCACCCTCAGGTGCTACAGGCTCAGGTACTTCTGAGACTCCATCATCGGCAACGAATTTTTCTTCTAAATCTGCCATTATTTTTCTCCTTTAATTTGTTTTAAATTTACAAATATCTAATTATAATAAACTTATCTATTCTATTTATAAAAAGTTAGTTTCTCAAAGAACGAACGAATGTTTCAAACATTCTGTATGCCGTTGCTTCATCAATAGTCTTTACTACTTTTCTATATTGTTTTTCGACTTCTTCCTGTACTTGTTCAACAACTTGTGTTGCTTTCCAGTTACCTGAAGCTATATCGTAGTAATACTCTACGTTCTCCATGATACCATTTACGAACGCATTTGGTGCTGAAGGGTCAGTAACAATATCAACAGTAGAAAGGTGGAAATCCTTTTGTACTTCCATTACTCCATCTCTACCTGCCTTGACCGAACCAAGACCTCGAGTCGAAACTCCAATCTTTACTCCTTCGTCTAATAGGCTTTTAACGATTTCCCCCATAGGTGTCGATAAGATTTTAGCCTTACCATAAAAATCGTTCTTATCGCGTTTCATTTCAGTAATTAAATGAGAAACACGATCCCCATTGATTTGTGGACCATCAGGGTGACCTAGTTCTCCAAGAGAACGTTTTGTATCAATAAATTCTGTTTGATAACGATTCATTTCGCTTTCCAACGTCGAGCTTGGATAAATTCTTCCGTTGCGATTCTTAATATCTCCTTGCATAAAGATACCTTCAATAAAGTAATTCTTTTTACCGTCTTCTTTAGCTTCGGTAATTACTTCGCAACTTTCTGTATATTCTGTTATTAAATTCATAGCTTTCACCTATTTATAAGTTATTCTTAGCAAATTCCAAGATTTCACTATATCCTGCTTCATCAGCAACCATAACCTTCCACATTTCTTTAGAATTTATTTCAGTTAATTCTTCGAACATTTTATTTAATAATGCTGCATCTTCTTCTGTAATTTCAACTGAAGTTGCATTTTCTAAATCAAATTTTCCTGCTTCAATAGATTCTCCAAAGGCTTTGGCAAATATCTTAGCCGCTCCCATTGGACGGCCTGTTACCATTTGTTCGCCTTTAGCATATGCATATAATGATTTAACATTTGAAAATACTTCTGCTAATTTATTTTGCCACCACTCTTCAGGATCTACATTTTCTCCTAGGTAATCAGCAATCTCGTTTGATGCGTAACATATAAATTCTAACTGTCTCATCATCATAGGAACTTCTTGTTGGGGACTTTCAAGCAATTCTTCCTCTGTAGAAACTTTATTCAACATTTCTTTGAATGTTAGACTGATTGTTTTACCGTTTGAATCTTTAATTGTAACTTGACTTGGAGCAGGCTTTGGCTGTTGTGTCAACGTATCTGCAGCCTCTGATTCTTTTTTATCTGATTTCTTTTTAGGATGCTTTTCCGCATTAAGCCGATCTCCGCCACAACCAGACTCTCCAAGTTCATCCATGCACATATCTACCATTGCTTTAAGTTTGTCTTCATCAGCTTCTGGGTGCATTTTCTTTATTTCTGCAAAGCTTAATCCATCTTTACACATGTCCATAACATGAGATTTTGAAGGCATATGTGTTTCTTCTTCCATTGAATCATCTTTCTTTTTGTCTGATTCTTTAACCTTCTTATTTACTCCAAGTATTTCAGTAATAGATTTTTTAATCTCTACTTCTTCTTTAGCAACTTGTTTACCTGCACCTGCGCGCTGAGGTAGCGTTTGTGCTACTTTATTTTTGTATGCCTTATCGTAGTCAGCTTCGTCGTTAACCTTATCGGCAGGTCTCTTTGCATCTTCTTTACCTGCTATCTCTCCAGTAAAAACGTGGTCAGGAGCAACAGGATGACGTATTAATTCAATTGTGTGTTGATCCTTAAAGCGCATTTCTTCGGGAGACTTTGGCTGGGCAACTTCCGAAACTAGATCTTTAAAATTTTTCATGTTTAGTCCCTAATATTTAATTTATATTACCTATTTATATTAAAAAGGATTATCCTCGTCTTCATGACCTCCAGCATCCTTTTCCTGCTGTATTTCATCTTCCATTGTTTGCATATCTTCGTCAGACATTTGAAGAACATTACGTGTAATCCACTGATGAGAGAAATACTTTCCAGTATATTCTGATATATCTCTGAGAGTATTCAATCTTTCTCTCAAAATTTCAGCTTCCTTCAATTCTTCAAAATAGTTATCCTTAACGAAGTCATACCTTAAGTCGTTTCTAATTTCGTTAAACTCTTCAGGTGTTAATATACCTTTAAGTACTAACTGTTTTTCTAAAACGACATTAAACAACCATGAAAAACGAGTCCTAATTCTCCTAATAAATTTGCCAAACTTTAATTCGTCTCGAGTAATCTCGGACGTTCTACCAAAGGTTGCCATTGCTTCTGGCTCTAAACGAGTTAAGGGTACTTTCAACGCCTTATATAATTTACGTTGAAAATACTCTAAGTTTTCGTTTCCACTCAAACCTGGTGCATTACCACCAGCTAAAGTATCTACCTCTGTTGATCTTTCGCCACCTCTACGAGGAAACCAAAAATCTTCAGTCATTGTTAACATTTTTCTAGCATCGGTGATTTCACCTGTACCAGAGTTATATTGTAATTTGTTCTTATGGCGAGACATCATATCTCTTAAATACTGTTCCGCCTTATTCTTTGGCAAATTACCTACATCAATATAAAAAATCCTTCTTTCCGGTGCTCTCGTTAACGTATAGATAACAACAGCATCTTCCAACATACGAAGTTGGTTCAAAGGTTTAATAGCTTTATGTAGGAATGATAAAACCATTCTATGTTTGTGATCCATAAGACCAGAATGGCAGTATGAAATGGAGTCCGGTGAAATCTTC